CTTATAATGGCAGAATTTAATTTAAGCAAAGCAACGACAACGGAGATAAGCGTTCCTGACTTTATCGTAGATAGTAAAGCATTAGACACAATAAACGCAAGCGGCGAGACATTTTGGTATTTTGCCAACGCAACAAAAAACATGGGTTACTATTCAGAGATACCAGAGATTAACTCCGCAGCAAATACTTTAAGCACGTGGGCAACTTCTAGAGGTTACGAAACAGAAGATAAGATTTTACTAAAAGAACTAGAACATGTTAGCGGAATGGGTAAGGATACTTTTGAAACAATCATGTGGCAGCACTTAGTTGTTAAGTTTATTGTAGGCGACGCATTTTGTAAGATAGTTCAAGACAAAGGAATTTTAATAAACCTAATCCCAATCAGTCCCGAGAGAGTTAGAATAGTTTTTGGAGAGAATAACAGAATTAAGAGATATGATGTTTACAACGGCAAGAAATGGAAAGCGGTTAAAGTCGAGGAAATGCTACATTCTAGCAACAAAAGACTAGGCGACCAACTACACGGAACTTCACAGATTGACGCAGTTAAATGGATTATCGACGCTAGAAACGAAGCTTTGATTACTAATAGAATGCTAGAAAAAAGAGGGAGAGCCTTAGGTATTGTTTACTACAAAACAAACAACGCAGGGAAAATTTCTTATGCAAATTCACAAATAGAGAAAGCAGTTAAAGAGGGGCAAATGGTGGGGCTACCAGAAGACACAGCAAAAATAGAAGATTTCCCAACAAAACCTTTAAGCGAGAGAATGGACTGGATTAGGTATCTAGAAACTTTCTTTTATCAAGTGTTCGGAGTTCCTCGAAGTATTGCAACGTCAGACGGAACGAGTGAAGTCGGCGGCATCAATGGACATTTAATCTTTGAGCCTATATACGCAAAGGAGCAACTAGAACTAGAAAGAGACCTTTGGAACCAAGCAGCAATCAAAATTAAATTTAACAGGCCGCCAAGTTTAGCACCTAAGACACAAGAGAACGCAGAAAAAAACACAGGGCAGACTAGCATACAACCCGCAGAAGTCGCACCAATGGAGAATAGATAATGGTATATAAAGGATTTAAGGACGACCAAGGAACACCACAGACAGCAACGCCAAGGCTACCCTCGGTTAAACCACTAACAAAAAAAGAACAATGTTCAAAAGACGGCGGACACTGGGATGAATTAACACAAACATGCGTTCAGTTTAACAAAGGCGGAGATAGTAAAACAAAACAACCACAACAAAAAACAATTATATCAGAGGAAGACAGAAGAAGTTTACCAGACGGAGCAAATATAATTACTGATAGATTTGGAAACGAGAGAATACAAACAAGGGAAGATGTCGAAGCAAGACAAGCAGGTTTTTCAGAACATGGACAGCCGACAATGTTAGACAATTTAAAAGCAGAAGACCAAAGACAAATCCAATTACAACAGTCTTTATCACAACTAGGAAGCGTTAATCCTAACCAGCAATTACTCCAACAAATGCAACAAGCGGACGTAGATTGGGGGCAAGCATTAACAGCAGGAACAATAGGAGCAGCACCGAGCATTTTAGGAAGTGCAGCAACAGGAGCGGCAGCGGGAGTTTTAGCGGGCGGTGGTATAACACCTTTAGCTCCAATTTTGGGAGCAGTAGGGGCGGCAGTTGGTATATGGCGAGGTATTCAAGGAAATATTAAAGAACAGCAAAAAGGAGAGATAGGAGCAACAACAGCAGACCTAGCAGCAGGACAGTTAAAAATGAGACAGTATGCCATGGCAGCTAGTAGAGACCCATACCACGCAGACAAATATATCCAACTTTACAACAACGAGAAAACAAAATTATATTACGCACAAAGACAACTCCAACTAGAAGTATCTGGAAACCTTAACAAATGGATGGACGACGGGAGAGTGCAGTTAGCAAAGTATGACGATTTTCTAGAAGCAGGCGGTATATCTGATGTTTACGAAGATAAATTAAGAGTCTCTATAATGATGAATGAGCCTTTAATGCCTGAGGAATTGGATTAATGGAAACAGCAACGAGCATAATTTCTAGCGTCGGCTTTCCTATTGCTATGTGTTTGTGGTTTATGTTTAGAACAGAGAAAGTTATAAAAAACAATACGGGCGTTATGGAGAGGGTTTTAATTAAATTATAGAAAGCCTTATAAAGTCCAACTACTTATAATATACATGACAGATGATAACACTAAAACAGAAGCTAACGCTACCGACGATAAAGACAAGTCCGTGTCCATTGTGGACGAGGCTCGTGCTATTCGTGATGAAATTATTAAAGCTAAAGACGAGCTAAAAGCAGAGAACGACAGAACAGCAAAGTTACAAGCAGAAAATTTACTTGGGGGAGAAGCAGGTGGCAATATTAAAGTGGAACCTATCAGCCCAGAAGCTAAAAAAGTAAACGACGCAAAAGAATTTTTTAAAGGAACTGGCTTAGGAGATGCCATAGAAAAAGCAAATGGATAAAGAAAAATTAGAAGAAAGCATAAAGAACGTTAAGCAAGGTTTGGAGACAAGCAAAGAAAATTTAGCTAATGCACAGCACCACATCGACGAGGGAGAGATAATTTTAAAGGCATTAGAGAAAGAATTTACTTTATTATAATAGTTATTCGGTTAAGCGATTAATAGAAACATTTAAATAGTATTTCTTCTAAGAGTAATTATGGCAAACGAAGCAACATGCATTGAAACCCCTACAAAATTCGCAAGATACACTTGTGCAGATGGGAACGCTTTACCAATTGGAACTCTTTTAAAATTATCTGACCCTAACACAGCAAGTGCAACAAGTGCCGATAATGATAAATTCGCAGGTATTGCATGGGTTGAGAAAGTCGCTAATGATGGAGTTACTGAAATTGTAGCAGCTTTAGACGGAGTTTGGGACATGACAGACGCAGGGGCAGGAATTACAGTTGGTAATGTTGTTAAAGTTGGTGGAGCTAATACGATTATGGCAGCACCAGAAGCAAGTATGATTATAGGTGAATTGATAGGCAAAACATTAGAACAAGCAGGAGCAAGCGAAGTTGTAAGAGTAAGAGTAGGGAGTATTATTTAAATGGCAGCAGAAAACGAAAGACAAGCAGAATTGAGAAGCGAACATATTGATACAGCAGTTAAGGCAGTTGTTAAAGTTGAAGAAAAATGGAAAGCTCTTTGTGCAGTAGACAGTTCTAGTTCTTATACAGAATCATATTTTAGAGAAACTAATGACGATACATCAAACGGCGGGACAGGTTCCCCTATAAAAGGTGTCCCAGAATACGCACCATTCCCATTCTTTGATGTAACAGAAACACAACACAGTTCTATTATTCAGAAGTATGCAGGAGAAAGTATTATTTCTATGGAAGCTTCACAGTATGCAACAGTTCCTATGCTACAAAGAAAGATTTACAGACTAGGAAGAAAGATAGTTTATCAAATTGACTATTCAATTGAGGCAGGTGCAGCAGCAGACGCAGGAAACACTGTGGCAATTGGAGCAGGTAACGAGTGGGACTCAGCAACAATAGCAAACAGAGACCCAGTTAAAGATATTCTAGACGCAGTTCAGACTTTAAGAGAGGACGGCATCGACGCACTAGCAGGAAATGGTTATTTAGTTGTAAATGGACAAGACTATACAAACATAATTTCTAACACTAAGGTATTAAACCACCCAACTTACGAGAGTGGAGTAATGCAGAACGGACAAGTAGGAAAGCTTTTGGGTTTGACTATTGTTGTTAGTGAAGTAGTTACAGCAGATACAGCTTATGTTTTAGTGGCTAGACAGGGTATGGTTTGGAAGTCAGCACAGGGTTTAACAGTTAAGACTATCGATGATCCAGGAAAGAGCACAACTATTCGAGCATATGAACGAGGTGTATTCCAACTACAAGCACCAAACGAGATTTGTAAATTAACAAACACGAGGGCGTAAGATGACCAAGCCAAACAGACTTCTTTGGGCTCAAACAGGATTACCAGTTTTTGAAAAATATAAAGCAGAGTTTACAGCTAAAGAAATTAAGAGCGGTAAAATTAAAGTAGTAAAAGAACCAGTCGAAGTAGTCGAGGAAGTCGTTGAAGAAGTAGTCGAAGAAGTAGTTGAAGAAGTTGTAGAAGAACCAGTAGAGGAAGTCGTAGAAGAACAAATCGAGGAAGAAGCATAATGGTATTACCCTCTAATGTAGTTGATTATTTACAAGTTAAAGAGAGTGTAACCGTGCCATTAATAACCGCAACTGGTATTATAACAGAAGATATTAACATGTTTAATGGCGACACTTCAAATTCTTCGACTATTGTTGCAGGAATAACAAACGGCTTAAAGATTGGAACAAATCCAGTGCAAAAAATAGGCTTCTATGGAACAACACCAGTAGCACAATTAACAGGCGTAGCAGTATCCGCAGCAGGTATCCACGCAGCTCTAGTAAGTTTAGGTTTAATTGCAGCGTAAAGAACATAATACATAATTTTATATAATTCGTTTTCTAATAATTTTCATGGTAAATAAGCTAATTCGTAAAGCTCCAAGAATGACAGGCAAAACAACAGGCGGTCACAAGAGTGCAGGAATTTTAGACGACTTCGCAGTAAGAAAAGTTACAAGCACACAAGAGGGAACGATAGAAAAAACACCCACAAAAGACAACGACATAGTTAATAAAAAATATGTTGATGATTCTATAACAGCCATACCCCCAACGACTACATACTGGGACAGAACGGGAACAAATACTTACTTAAAAAATAGCGGAGATAGTGTGGGGATAGGAAACTCAAGCCCCGAAGCTTTGCTAGATATTAGAAGCACCGACTATCTTTTTAACCTTAGAACTTTAACTGGCTCTTATGGTTCTGCAGGAAATGAAATACTAGGAGCTTTGGGTTTTAATAATGTAGCAAACAACGGGGGCTTTACAAAATCTTTTGCGTTAAGAGTTAGCAAAACAACAGCACTAGCTACACAATCAGATGTTAAACTTCATCTAGACATGTTAAGGCATTTTTCTTCTGCAGATAGATATAAAATTATTGAAACAAGTAAAGCTACAGCCCTAACTCTCGACGGAGCGGGAAAAATTGGGATAGGAACACAAGTCCCAAAAGAATTATTACATATACTAGGAACTACTGACGCTTATGTTGAATTAAATAGCGCAACAAATTATAACACAGGGATAAAATTTTGGGAAGCAAGTGGTTATAATGGGGGTGTTGGAACAAGTTTATTTTATAATGGGGAAGATAACGAGTTCCAAATAAGGACTCACTTCGACGACAATACTGGGGTTAAAAGATTTAATATAGATAGAGCTACGGGAGTTGTAACCATCGAAGAAAATTTGATTTGCAATAGTAATTTAGGAGTTGGAACAACTACCCCAGACGAGAAACTACAAGTTGTTGGAACTGCTAAGTTCGGAGAGGACACAACAAACTATTCTAAATTTGAAAGCGACGGAACTTTAGAATTTAATGGAGACGCTAAGGTATGGGACGACCAACAGGTAGTTTTGGGTTCAGTGAAAAAAGGTTCTTCTGCTCCAACAGAAACAGACTATAAGGGTTCACAAGTTTTAGCTTTTGATAAAAACCAAGACAACTCTATAAGCTTTACTATGCAGATGTCGCACAAATACAAACAGGGTTCCAACATAGAATTTCATTTACATAATACACCTAGCGACGACACGGCTGGAGATGTTCGATGGACTTTATCTGTGTCAATGGCAGACATAAGCGACGACTTCCCAGCACCGACGACATACACAGCAGTTCAAACAATCACAGCAAACACAGCAAACAAGCATATAATGTTTAGGATTGATGACAATATAGGAAGCTTCGACGGTGTTAG